CTCCGGTTGGGCCGGTATTGCCTTGTGGCCCGGTAGGCCCAGCCACCGTAGACGCCGCCCCTGTTGGCCCGGTTGGTCCAACATCTCCGGTAGAGCCAGTAGGCCCGGTTGGTCCGGTAACGCCCTGCACGCCCTGCGCGCCCGTTGGCCCTGTGGGGCCGGTAGGACCGGCAACTGTACTGGCCGCACCGGTAGGCCCGGTCGCGCCCGTCGGCCCCGTAGGCCCAACAACGCCACGGTCAACTCGCGCCTCGATGCGCGGCTGTGGCACGACCTCTAGCGATACCTGATGGCCAGGGTTGACGTCGATAACGACGTTGTTCTGATCTGTTACGCCGACAACAATGGGGTCGGACGTTGCGCCGACGGTTACCCTCATAGCACCACCACACCGTCCGAACGAACAAGGAACAGGAGAAAAATCACCATGTCATCGGCCGGCGTAGAGCCAGCGGCCGGGAATGAGACTTTGACCCGGCCCGAATAGCCGACGCAGCTTGTCGCGTTGATCTCGAGCTGCGGGTCGGTCGACATAAGCGACCAGGCACCGGCATCAATCACCAGCGTGCAAGTGCCAGCGGCCGCGTTGATATTGGTAATGGTGAGAGGAATTGCCGCCGGCGTCGGGTTGTAATCGGCAATATCGAACGTCAGCCCGTTGCGGGTATCGATAATGTTCGTGACCTGCCGCCGGACAATCTGCGCGTCAATCGTCGCGCCGGTCAAGTTGACCGGCCCGGACGTAGACGTAAACGTCAGATTCCAGTAGGTCTGCTGATCCCAGACCAGCTCGCCGGCCAGGATCGGATTGTCAAAACCGCTGACCTGGGCCAGGGTATTTTTGTTAAAGATGGCTATGGTTTTACCCTGCCTTTCAGATCAATTTCCCTGCTCTCAGGTGGTGACGCCGCCCGCTTTCTGCGGGCAAGCGTGAGATCATGTCTTGTTGGGCGATTATCGCATCGCCCTTAAATTTGCGGCAATTGAAATTTTGGGTTACGCGGTCCGTTTCCACATATACACCGTGATGTACGGTTGATAGTTGGCGTTGGTGCCGGACGAGCCGGTCGTGCTGTTGGAAACGGTAATGCCGGTGGTTGCCAGGCTTGTATTTTGCGTGGAATCGCCGGTCCAGCAAGGTGTGGCCGAGCCGCTTTGTATTTGTTGTGCTGAATAACGGGTGTATGTGTGTCTATGGCCAGGATCAGTAACCGTCGCCGTGTGAGTGTGCGACACAACGACCGCATCAGCGCTGCCACCGGTTTCCTCTGCCGTGTCAAACAAGGCATTACTAGAATCAAAACCAACGGGAACCCGGCCTGCACCAAATGCAGCCCAAGTGCCAAAACCTAACAATGTGCCAGGGTTGGTGCTGTTTGTTGCGTTTATATAAAGAGAACCAACTGGATACAAAATATTGCCAAAAACAGCGGCTGCGGCAGCGGCTGAACTTGCGCCTGTGCCGCCGTTGGCGACCGGTACAGCGTTGACCAAGCCGTCGGTGGCGTCCAGTTGCCCCGAGGTATTGAGGTTATTGGCGAGCTGAGACAGGTTGTAGGCTTGCGTCATTTATGCGGCTCCGTTTCGTGCAAATGTCTGTTGGTTAAGCAAGGTGACGTTGTTATTAAACGCCGTGGTCAAAATGTAGTTTGCGGCGCTTGCCGTGTAATCGTACCCGCCGCCCTTGGCCAACAAAGCGCCGTTGGCGTAAACCTCCATGCTTAGAGGATTGGAGGCAAACGGATAAGTTGTCTGGCCGTTGGTACTGTACGCTGTTGTGTTGGCAATGTTGCTCGCAGGCACCGCCAAGTTATTTGGTGCGTATTGAATGATCGTAAATCGTCCGGTTACCGGCGCAGGAAACCCCTCCACCGCGCCAAGCGCGATGTCGTAATCAATCTCGTTGATTTGACTTCCGTTAACGTAGATCGACTCTGCGCCGTTCTGGATAGCGTATGTTGTCGGCAAGAACGAGGTAACCGCCGTCACGTCCTGATCGTAGCGGCTGAACGGTGCATAGTTGGAACTGGCGGCGCGGTAGCGGTAAACGCTGTTTCCTGCCGTTGCCCCGGCAATCGTGCCGGTAAAGGTAATAACCTTGGTGCTGGTGTTAACCGTTGACACCGTGTAGGTGGTCGGCGTCCCGCTGTCGGTGAATGTCAATAGGTCGCCGGCGTTGATGATCTGATACGGCAAGCCGGTATAGGTGATTGAATTTGTGGTGCTGCTGGCGATGGTGATATTGAGCGCCTCGTAAGCTGCCGAGGTGCTAACGCCGCGCATATAAATAATGACCACCGTTTCGCCGGCGACGCAAGCCGTGCCCATGACGACGGTGGTCGACGTCTCCGAGTATTCGGTCGGGTCCAACAAGACGCCGTTCCTAAACACCAGAACCCAGCCGACGGTATGCGTGTTGCTGAACGAGGTCTGCCCACCGGTGGCCGTGTAGACCGTCTCGGTGTAAAAAAACTGGTCCTGCTCTTGAAACCCAACGACGCGGCCGTAAACGTCAATCGTGAGCGTGGCGGCAGAAAACGATTTCGTGTAGATGCCAGAACCAAAATTTAGGAACTCTTGCAGATTGACCCGCATCGTTCCGTCGACGTTGTTGGTGACCGAAAGGAAACCGTCATTGATGTTGTTTGACGTTGTGCCTGCAATGATCGTCTGGCCGGTGCGCGCGTCTAGGTCTATGAAACTTTGCAGAGCGCCAGACGGGTCTACCAAGCCCGACCACACATTGCTGTCGTAAACGGCCGTGTTTGTTGGCACGAATGCACCGCCAAGGTTTACATAGCCAGCGTTTCCGACGTTGAAGCTGAACTTGCGGTTTGTGCGGCTGGCGTATAGCAGATAGTTAGCGGTACTAAAGTTGGCGACCGTGTACCATGTGTAGAGCGTCGGGTCGGTTCCGCCGTTCGCTGTAGCGTTGTTGTAAAGGCCAAAGTAAAGTTTGTTGCGCGGGTTGTAGCTAAACCCCGAGGTGCCGGTCGCGTTGTCTGCGTAGGCCACCGCCAGCCAGCGCTCGGCGTATTGGAAAGTTAGCGGTCGCCATTGGAACACAGACGACGATGGCGAGAAATTCGATTCGCCGAGCGCGTTGACATATTTGACGCTGAAATACCAATCGCCTTGCGGCAGCGAGTTGATCGTTAGAACGCCCATCGACGACGATGGGTTGTACGGATTGCCTCCAGGGTTGACCGCCGTCGTGCCAATAAAGATGCGTTGCGAATCGGTCGGGCTGGAGTAGAGCGAATAGTAGACGTTGGCGTACTGAACAATGCCGTTGCTCGCGGCCGTGACCGCAATGTCAAACGATGGCACCGGGTTACTAATTTGCACATTGGTAACCGTCGGTGCGTAGAGCGTGCCAAAACCCAGCGGCGAGCCGATACCGGTGTTAGGTGCCGGCGTAAACTGCGTGACGTTCACATCGTCATATACCGCCGGATTGAACTCTTGCAGAGTAAGGCTGGCCGTGATCTGGCCATCGTCTGTGAATGTCTCGGTGACCTGGCTGATGCGAAACAGCTTTGCGGTCCAGCCGTAGTTGGCGTTGGTCACCGTCACAATGTCGCCGGCCTCGAGTTGGATACCGGAAAAATTGACGTCGACCTTAACAATCAAATCTTCCCGAGCGCCCTCCAAGAATCGGTTTGCGATGTACTGCGCGCGCACCGAGTTATTCACCAGGCCGAGCGTGATTGTCTGCTTGTTGACCGGCTCGTTAGGGTAGAGCAGCGATGGGTTAACGACCGCCAGATCGAATGTGGCCGAATTGAATGCATCCTTTGCCGTTCCGTCGGGGAACTTGACCTCGGCGACGTTATAGGACGACGACAGATCAATCGGTGTGACCTGAATGGCCGACACCATGTTTGAATCGTTAATGTCCATGACAACCGTGTAGGTCGGCGACTGAACAATCACGCCCCATTGCCCGAGAATCTCGTTGTATTTGATGAGGCAATCGCAGCACGCGGCCATTGCCTGCATATTGGCCATGATGGTCTGATTGGTGTCAACCATGCCGTCAAAGCGAAAGCGCGTTTGAGTTGAACTGCCGCCCGTGTATGGCGTGTAGGTCATCATTTGATCCGAATAAGTATTCAGATCAGTAAACGATGTTGTGTTGACTTGCGTAGCGTCAAGTGCCGCGCCGTAGCGCGTCGACAGCAGAAAGTCAGAAAAACAATCGCCTGGCCGATAGCGGCTGTTGGTGATCTGGAACCGTGTCTGCTGTAGGCCGGTGACGTTGGCCGATTGGCTGTAGGTGAGCTGCACGATGGCAAACGCCACGTTGCTCATTAGCTTGGTGGCATCCCATTGATACACCAAGTTTGCCGATTGCATGATCTGAATGGCGGTCTGAGCAGTATTGACGCCCGACGACGAGCCATTCCTAAACAGGTAAATATTGATCTTGCCGTTGACCGTGGTGTCGGTGATGCCGGTCGACTCGTCCAGCAGGCCGGTAACCTTGTATTGATCTGTTGGATCAAATACGCATCGCTTACCGCCCCAATACACATCGCCGAACGTGTAGGTGTCCGGCGTGGCTCCGTTCTGGCCCTCGGTGTTTGTCACCTCGGCAAGCGTCAGCACATAATAAATTTGCTGGTTGTTGCTGGTGATGCTCAGGTCGGTAACGATGCCGCCGACATAGGCCGAGCCATAGACCACCGGCACCTTGTTGTCGCCGGCTGGCCCTAGCTGCTGGTTGTTGCCAGGGTTGGGCTGGCCTTGAGCGTCGTTAAAGTTTGGGCTTTCAGGGCCGAATGCTTTGCTAATAATTGCAGACGCAACCATATTGATTGCAAAAGCAGCGGCTGTATATCCAGTAGACCCAAGAGCTGCCGCAGCCAAAAGAGCATCGCCATAAATAGCGCCAAGAACAATTGAAGCTGGCATTACATCACCCAAAATTCTTCTAAATATTTGAACCCAAAGCGACCGTAGTCTAGGTTGGGGCTGTTGCTCATCTTACTGATGAAGAAATTGCAGATACGCCCCTGTTCTTTCATCTTTTGTCCCGCCTCAATGTATCGTTTTAAAAGCCGGTGCCCTGCGGTCCCGCCTCGATGTTTTGGCTCGACCCACCAGGCCAGCTCTGTCAGCAGCAGATGCGTCGGCGACCAGCGGCTCGGATGAATGCCGGCAATCAGCATTCCCACTAGGCCATCGTCCTCGGCTACCAGCACCACCCCCCGGCCCGCCATGATTTCGCACAACATCTGCGTGATGTAAGTTGCATTATCGGCCTCGGACAAAAATTCTAGTGGCGTCTGTTCTCGATATTTCCGCAGCATATTCAGTAGCTGCGGCAGATCGACCGGCGTTGCCTCACGAATTCGCAGGGGCATCTTTGCCAAAGTAATAATTGATGTTTTGAATGAATGGCACGCGATTCATGCTGGTATCGCCAGGATTGAAAAACTGCCAAGCGTTATTGTTTGTGTAGCGACCGGCGATTCGGTTTTGCAAAATCAGTTGCACAGACGACGCAGCAACGTTGATTGTGCCGACATAAATACGCGCCTCTTCCATCCATTGCTCGCTGATCTGAAACGATGTGATGTAGCCGCTAAAGAACTGATACAGACCGCCAGAGCCGCCCGAAGTGATAAGCGCGCCGGTCGTGTCATAGAACCCGTGCCACATCTGGATCGCCGACCCTTTAATTGATTGCCCCAACACAAAACCAAGCATTGCCGTGTCAATGCCGACCAGCGTTACCGTTGTCTCGTTGGCTGTCGATTTAATGTCGCGCTGAACATTGCCGACCTTGATTAGCGTGCCGACGGCGCTAAACTCGGTTGCGTCGACCGCCGGCACAAGTTGATTTGATGGCGCGGTCGTAAACCTGAAAATGTCTGTGCCGTTATTGATCCGAATGAAATCGGCAATACGAATGTTGTTTGTGTTGTCGACAGGCGCAATGATGTTCATAGGACAGACTCAAATGCTTTAAATGTGCCGTTCCAAGAAATAAACGAATCGTTCGTCATTGGCACCAGCGTGTAGGTCGGGTAGTCCCGCAGCACCACCTGAAACGTGATGCCGGTGTACGTCGTGCCGCCCATGCTTACCGTGGTTCCAAACTCGCCGGCCACACAGGCGACTGTGGATGCCAGCGTTGAAATAAGGTTGCGATGCACCGGCACATTGACCGTGGGGTTTGTGCCGCGCAAAACGTCGGCTGTGACGATGTACGAATAGAGTCCGACCTGTACAAAATCGCCAACTTTAAACAGATACGCGGTTGAACTAATGCTAGGCAGCGACCCCAGCACCAGCGTTTTGTTTGCGCTGGAGGTTTGCCATTGGCAGGCGGCAATCTGGCCCGAGGTCATATCGCCTTGGTATTTGATGTAGTTTAGCCAGCCTGTCGAACCAAAATTGAGATACTGCGTCAGCGACTTGTCGGCCAAGCGCAGTTGATTCAATGTGCCGCGATTCTGCGAATAGAGTAGATAGTTCATTGGCCGCATATCAAACGCAAAAGGCACCACCGTTAGAATTTCCGAGGTGGTAATTTTCTGGTTGCGGCTCAGGGTCTGACCGACGAATCGCTGGTCATTGATGCCCACCGACTCGCAGATTGAAAGAATGGTTTGTAGGCTCATTTAGCGGCTCACAGGTAGAGAGCGTTGCGCCGACTGATTAGCCGCCCACACCGCTTGTTTGTTTTTCGCCAGGAACGCAATGCCCGACTGCGTATCAATTGCGCTCATGTTTTGAATGATCGGCCCGTTGTAGTTAATCACCTGGCCACCCATTGCGCCGGCCAGCGCGTGATTGGGAATCACCGTTCCCGAATTTCTAGGCACCACCAGCTCAGGGCCGCGCTCGCCGACGAGGTACGGTTGACCAGATGAAATGTCGCCGCCATCAGCTCGGGCGGTTAATCCTAACCCCGACGACGGCGTGCCGTAGCTTAACGAGTATTGAGAGACGCCAGGCGCAGACCCGAACAGGTTGATTCCAGCACCGCGAACGATTGCCGAGAACAACGCCGACGCCTGCGCTTTGAGTTGAATTGCAATAATGTCGGCAATGATTGATCGGGCCAGATCGGCAAATTTTAATTTTCCCGTTCTTGCGAACCTATCAATTGCCGACTCAATGTTGTTGGCAAGAGATGAGAACATAGACTCGGCAACCCTTGCGGCGCTTGTCGCGTTATCCATGTAAGAACTGAATGCATCATCCCAGCCATATTTAAACGAGCGTTGCGCGTCTTTTTGCTGTTCAGTCAGACGAACCATTTGCATACCAGACTCGTAAATTTCTTGCGTCCGGCGTTGGATTATTTCCTCGTCAACACCAAGACGGCGAGATGTTCTTTGGAATTCGGCAATGCGAACCTCTAGGTCGTACATGGCCATCAATTCTTCACGCCGTCGCTGACTAAACGACAGAGTTTTCATTTCATATTCGACGCGCTCATTTGCCAATTTGTTTTGGCGCGTCTGCTCGTCAATTGATTGACCGAATGCAAATTGTTGACCAGCTTTTTCTGTTGCGTTGGCAAGACCGGCGGCGGCTGATTCGCCAGCGCGGCGTTTCTCCGACCGCATGAAATCAGAAGAATTTTCAATCTGAGACAAAAGCGCCTGATATTCCAGACGCTGTTGCATAATTTTTTCTTTGCCCTCTTGGAGCAATTTCACGCGCTTGGCTTCAGCGTCGGCAGCATCGTTGATTGCTTTTTTAATGTCTGCCGCTGCATCCTTGTTTTGTATTAGGTCGACCTTGCGCTTGTTCTCAATCTTTGCGAGCTGTTCTTGCGTCGTCAGTTGATCGGACAGATATTCATAAAGCGATTTGCCCAAGACGGTTTCATCCATCTGAAGCGCCAACCGTTTTGCGTCAATATCGGCCAGCGTCCGAGACAATGAAATTTCTTGCCTGTATAGCTCCAGCTTTTTTTGTTGCTGTTGTGCTTCTTTAGATTGCTGAATTTCGCGTTTTTTGGTGACTTCCCATTCGGCAACTTGGTCCGCAATAGAAGGCACCGCCATTCCTTGACGACCACCAGTTCCAGCGTTGGAACCACCTCCCATAACTCGCTTTTCGGCAGCATCAAGTTCGCGGCGCGCTTTTTCGGCGTCCGCGACCATTTCTTTATGGATTTGGCGAAAGCCCTCAAAATCAAAACGCATTAAGGCCGCAACTTGTGCAGCCATTCCGCCAATTTCTGTACCTATGGTTTTAAATACATAGGCAAGATTCATCCCCAAAATGGCAACAGTTTGAAAAACTGTTTTGGCTACTTCGCCAAAAACTTTGGTTTCAAGGCCCAAAGTTTTCATGTAGTCAATACTGGCCTTCAACGGCGGACCAAGTTCAACCGCAACAATTTGCAACGCATCCCGCCCTGTTTGAGCAAACAGGTCGTACATTTCTGCCGCCTCTTTTAGCGCCTGGGCCTGCTCTTGCGTGGCTTGTGTTGTTTCCTGTAGACCTCTAGCCAGCGCGGTAAAGTCAACGCCTTTTGCCGCCCGACCAAAAACATCCATTGCCAACGCATTGCGCGTCAACGGATCGGCAATCTGGCCAATGTTCTGTGCGGTCTTGGCGAACAGTTGCTCTGTATTAAGCGTCGCCAAGTCTTTAAGAGAAACGCCGGCTTTGGCAAATGCCTTTTGCGCTTCGTCTGATCCAGATGCGGCCTTGTCTACAAAGCTGGTAAACGAGGAAAGAAACTTGCCGGCGTTTTCTGCTTTGCCGCCAGAGTTGGCGAGAGCGTTAGACAGCTTGATAACCGAATCGACCGCCACATCATTTGCTGCGGCAACGTCGACAATTTCGTCGGCGTACTTTAACGCGGCAACAGATGCAGCCGTAAGCGCCGCAACAGCAACGCCGCCGTATCTTTGCGCGCTGTTGGCAAACTCGGCCATTTTGCTGCTGGCCGTGTCCAACCCTTTCACGAACTCGGCGCTGTTTAGACCCAGGACAACGCCGAGCCGTGAAATGATATTAGCCATTATTCAAACCTCTTTTTGTCGAACCCTGGTGCGCTCGCCATGAATGCCAACAGGTTTTGATTGGTCGCCTCTTCCTGCAAGTGTTTTGGCAGCGGCGGATAGATGTAATCGTAAGCCGAACCGATAATTGTTTGTAGCTTGTACGGCGCAGAATTTGCGGGTCGGATGTAGTTGAACATCCCGTTTACCATCGTGCCCAATAGAGTGATGATCGACTGATTGCCAATCACGCCATCGGCATACATGGTTTGAATGTTTGCCATCGTCACATCGTCAATGTCGGCAATGCTGTCGTGGGTGTGGCCGTTAAAGATCATTGCCGACTCAACTTGCAACCTTAACGACCCAATCAGTTTTTTCGAGCTTCCCTGTACGTCGGAGAAATGACCTCACCAATTTTTTCGCAAATGGCGAGCTGCACAGACAACGGCCACTCAACTTCGATTTCTTCGTAGGTCAGATCGGCCAGGCTTTCGCCTTCAATCTCCGGCACCAATAGCTTAATGAATTCGGTGATGCGCGTTTCGGTGATGCATTTGGCCTTTGCGGCCTCACGCATAGAGCGCCCTTCGACCAGCACATCGTCGTCGGTGAACTTAAAAGACTCTGCGCCTTCGTCCTTAAACTGCATCAGCGGCTCGACCATGCTCTGATAGATGCTGTTGATCCGATCCGAACTTGGCTCAGAAATGCGCCGGTAGATTTCGTCGGATTCGGAAACGAGAGGCACGCGAACTTTGAAGGTGTGGCCACCGAGTTCGAATTTGCGGATGAGAAGATCTTTCCGTTTTGCTTCATAGGCAGAACCGAGTGCAGAACCTAGTTTGGTCATCTTGTATTTTTCCTGTATTTATTGAGTTGTTGTGCCAGCGCTTCTCCCAAACGAGAAACGACAGCTTGTGCATTCGACTCCATTGCGGGTCGAAGGTACGGTTGCGCCGAC